ACCTTATCTGTTGCTAGTTGTAATGCAAATGTATTATCGTTCTTACCGTCTTTTATATCTACTAAAGTAGTTCCATTTCCACCGCCATTTCTGTCGGTATGCAATAGCTGTTCATAACTATCTGCTATCTTTTGTCCTTCTAATTTTGCCATAATATTACCCTTCTAAATCTTCCCAGTTTTGAGTTTGTTCTTCCCATATTAATTGCGATGACTCAGCCCCACTCCAACCTATATCATATATAGCTTGCATAATTGTAGTAGCTGCTAATCTTAATGCACCTAACATTATCTTAAAGCAACCATATTTGTAGCCGTTGTATCTGTAGCTTCTACTGTTGTAAATTTAATTGGAAGGATTTGACCGCTTGCTAAATTTGTAAATGTTATACTATTTCCAGATTGCATGGTTACAGCTACATTACCGCCTACTCCTACATACAATGCTGTATGTGCTCCTACTGCGTGGTCACTACCACCATGAACTGCAGTTACTGCAACCGCATCTTCGTAAATCATTTGGTTTAATGATTCTACTACTGTATATTTTGAACTACTTGTTGCCATCTTGTTTCTCCTTTGTATGCCTTGCCGAGCTTGACAATTCTCATGGGCATATTGGTATTATGTAAAGTCTGGTAGCCTTATCATTCTAGTGCCACCAGTTTTATCCCTTTTATTAGCTCCGTGTTTTTTAGTGGCTTCTATCCACTTTCTTTCATGCACTTGTGAAAGACTTAAACTAACACTAGCTATATTGCCATCTGTTGCTAAACCAGCTCTATCTTGGTAGAGTCTTGATTTAACATAATCTATAATTGAACTATGAAATACATTATCTACATCTGGAGTATCTGTAATTGCACTAACTGCATTAGGTTCTCCGTAGTAATGAATTAAAAGACCATTAGTAACTGCCTCATCAATTGGTTTGTATTGACCTAATTGAGAATGAGTCGTACCATCTGTCTTACCTTTTGTAGTAACAATAGCTAAATGGTTTCCTTTTATAAACCAAGCTATATAATTTTCTGGGTATGTATATGTACTAGCCATTAATCTATGTCCATTGTTAATATCTCTCCATCTAGCAATCTAGGTATCTTTACATACTCTCCACTAGAATCCATGAAGTCACATCTAAAAACTTTATTAACTTCTATTCCAGAGTTAGAATCACTTAATGTATACCATTGTTGGTCTGCAACTGTAGTGGTTTTAGCATACTCTACCTTAGTAGAATATTTTCCAAGCTCAACTAACGCTTCGTTAATTAAATTCATAATATAATTTTCTGGTGCGTCTGGAAAAGTTTGTCTTACTCTTGATATAATCTTCTTTACTGTTAAACTATGTACTGCCATTATTCTGCCTCATTCCATGTAAAGTTTGTGTTTTCCCAAGTTTTAACATTATAACCGCTCCAAAATCCCTTTAACAACCAAGTGATAGAAGACGGCAAAGATACTAAACTAAAGCTTGGAGACGTATTTAAAGCAACAGGGGTTGAAGATGGAGAAGTGTTTAAACTTACCAACGTTGAAGCAGGTGATGTATTTAAAGATACCCCAGTAAATGAAGGTGAGGTATTTAATGTAGCTAATGTTTTAGACATTAAGCACCCCTCATCTTTTGTATGCCTTTGTCGTAATCAGCTTGCAGTTTTACTTGTTGCTGAACATAGTGTTGATAAGATTGAGCATTGTTAGCAAGATTTTGACTATACGCTTGAACTTCTGCATTGACTTGAGCACTATACTTATTTAACTCAGCTAAAAACTTTTGAACTAAATCGTCATTATTTTGAATAGTTGCTTGAAGAGTTTGAGCTTTGTTTTGTAAGTCAAGAGCTTGGTCTTGTGCTTTATTAAATTTATCAACATCTGTAGTTTGAGAAGCTTCTTGTTGAGCATCTGCTGCATCTAACTGTGCTTGCCTTAAAGCAACTTGTAAATCAGTATTATGTTTTGCTAACTCTGCTTGAATATTTGCTTGATACCTTGCATTTTCTTTATTAAACTCATTCAGCTCATTATCAATATCTGTTCTATGTGCATTTAACAGTTGAGTTTGTTTTTGAAGTTCAATAGCTGCTAATTCTACATCTTCATTTGTTCCAAGCATTGTGTCAAAATTATTACCACCTGCAAAATTTACTGTTGTAGAAGGTTTAGTATAAGTAGGAGCATCTCCAGCTATATTGGCTTTAGAAACAGTAGATACCGTAATAGTACTAACTGCAGATGAAGATGCGTCCGCATTGCTTGCATTTGAATAAGATACAGTTGTTAAACTAGGAGCACTCGGAGCTGATACTGAAATACTTAAATCAGTTTTAATTAAACTACTTAGTTTATTTCCTATTGACTTTATAGATGCATACAGAGCAACTAAATACTCATATTCATCTGGAAAATTTGCTATAGCTGAATCTCCATATGCTACTGCTGGATTATTTACTTCTAAGTATTTACAACTTCTAGAAGCTGGTAATGCATTTAACTTTCCGTTATATATATAGTAAACAGGGTCTGTTGTTGTAGCTGCTATCATATCGCCACTATCAGAGGCCCTTCCTCTTAATATTGCTGGTATTAATCTACAAGGTTGTTCTATAGTTCCATCATTTAAAGTTACAGAAAGAACCTGTGCTGAATCAAGTGTTTCAGCTTCACTACCTACTGCTGTACTTGTAAATGTATCTTCAGTAGCACATAATAATTTTAAAGCTCTAGGCATAGAGTTTATAACATCAGCTGCACCATCTGACAAAAACTGACTCAACTCATTTTGAGTAGGGGCACTACTGCCAGTAATCGCTAAACTAGTTAAGCCTTCTACTTGTTCTTCAAATGTTGCCATTAGCCAATACTCGCTTGTTTAACTCTATCTTGCCATACTTTATTTTGTCTAGCTTTTTTATCTTTAGCCATTTTATTTATATGGTCATCCATTGATATAGTTGAAAATTCCATGTCTGTTCTCTTACCAGCTTCACTCCTCATAAACATTGTACTGGTAAACTTAGGAGAAGATGCTCTTTTCCCACAATCTCTACAATAAAACCAACCTTCTGTATTTGGTGCTTCACAATGTTTACAATTCATATTTCTCCTTTAGATTCGGGGGCTATCTTTTATTGATAACCCCCACAGTTCTAATTACTGTATGTTATTTATGCAATAGTAGTTGCATTAGCTGAAAAATCAGCATCTGAAAGGTCTTTAACGTATGCCTGTATTATCCATTGCGTACCATCAGAGATAAGCTCAACTCTATCTCCCGGTGTAGCCGCGGCAGTAAAGACAAAAAAGTCATCACCAGTAACCGCAAAGTTACCAGCTGCACCATCCACTTCATGGACTTGACCAATATTATCTCCTTGACCCAAAGCAATATTAACAACATTGTTCATAGAACCATCAGTTGCTGCAATTCCTTCGGTTAATACAACAGTACAATTCCAACCTACATACCCAACACTTGGAAGAGTTAGAGTAGTTTCAGCAGCCGGATTAACTACGAATAGCTTTCCAGAATCATCTGGGCTTAATGTCTTGTCAGCAGTTACTGCTTCAACATCCCATTTTTTATACTGCTTTCCATAACTACCGCTATTTTGCTCTAATACTTTTGCTCTAGCCATGATTATACTCCTTCTAAGTTAAGTAGATAATGAGTCTCTGGAATAGATACTTCTAAACCAGCTTCTGTCATAATCATATCTTTACGAAGGTCTTCATCAGCAGACTGAACGTTAGTCATGATTTGAGTATCACGATTAACTCCATTACCAACTAATGGTCTGTAAGCAACATGGTCTAGGTCAACCATCATTAAGAAACCAGAAGAGAATCCTCTAAATAGAGGTTCTTTAACTAGGTTCATTGTACCATGAATAGTTTCAACAGAAAGTATTCTATGTCCATAAGAACCTTTCTTTTCTTCCATGTTATATCTTAACGCAGAGCTACTTACACCTGTTGTTGCTGGAGGTTGGTCTTGAGTGTTATATGACATTGAACCATGTAAGAATGAATCTTTTCCTAGCTTATTAAAAAATGTAAGCATTGGCATACTAGCAAGAGCTAGCTTAGAATCAGTTCCTCCACGAGCAGGGTCATATACAACTTCAAAATCAGATAAGATTCTGTCGTATGTTAACTCATTTGCTGATGAACTACGAAAGTAAGGTGCTCCAGAAGAGTATGTTAATGCAGCGTCATTAGAAATAGCAGTACCATTTTTAATAACATGACCACAAATACCTTCTGAGTATTGTATTCCACCAACAGTTGCTTGCTGTCCAAAAAGCATAGCTCTTTCAATATCTATCTTATGCTCACGAAGCTTGTTATTCCAAATTCTTTGGAACTCATCTGCGTAACCACGATACCTTGTAGCTCTTGCTGTGTTAGACATCTCACATGCTGTTTTAAAAATTTGAGTTAAGCCAAAGTCAGTTTCTAGTTCTTCTGAGAAAACATCCGGTGCTCCAGAGCCTTCTGCAAATGAAGTACCAATTACTGTACATTTAGCATTATCAATATCCACACCACCGTCAGAACCGGAAATAGTCTTACCGACGAAAGAAGTAGTAGTTCCATTATCTACTGGAGCTGATTCTATTCTTACGATTACTGTATTTGGTACACTAGCTGCTGTTTCTTGACCAATAGCAAATACCATGCCTTTAATAAGCCAATCAACAGATGCTGCACTAGCATCAACAGTATAAGTGACTGAACTACCAGCCGCTGGAACAGTTGTGTCTGTGTTAATTAAGAAAGAACGGTCTGTCATAGAGATTTTAGTTCTATCTTCTAAAAATCGGAATTGAGGGTCATCCGTTGGGACTTTTGCTACCTTAGAGAGATACACGAAGAATGGTGATTCCTCTGGAGCTAACTCAGCCACACGGTCTGAAAAGTTGAAAAGTCTCCGAGTGTGATAGCCAGAAGCTGCACTTCCCGGAGTTCCAACATTTACAATCCCATTGTTGTAAGTTGACATTTAAAACTCCTTGAGTTTATATTTTGTTACGATTTGAAGCACCCATAACTCCAGCCCAGACATCTTCTATTTCGCTTGGTTTTTGTGGAGTACCACCCTGTACGACACCAGCCGTAGGAGCAGTCCCTTGAGCTTTTTGAACAGCCTCTAGATTAGGAGAAACTTTTTGTTCTCCACCTCTATGTTTTCTATATACATCTACCAACATATCCAATGGTATATCTTCCTTTGGTTGTGTTGCAAATTGTATAAAGTCATTAGCCATCGCTGGGTCATCAAAACCATACTTAGTATTTAATTCTTGCTTTAAGTTATTAAGTGCCATTTGCTCTTGCATACCAGAAAACTGTTGTTTAACGGCATCATTTACCAGAGCTTTTTCTTGGCTTACCCTCATCTCATAGGAAGGTGAGCCGGGTTTGTAATAAGCTTCCCAAGGGTCAAAAGAGTCTTCCGTCAATTCAGTCTCTTGTTTTGGCTTATTACTACTACCGCTTAGAGTGTTTTTCATAGCTTCAACTACGTCGGGTCTATTATTTAGAACCTCGCCTAGTTGACTATATTTGCGTAATTCTTTAACTTCATTATTTAACCTATCATATTCAGCGGCTTTTTTATCGTACATAGACTGAAACTTTTTTGCATCATCTACGTTAGGTTCTTCTTGAGCCTGCATATCTACAGGAGCTTCACCCACCACTTCTGGTTGAACAACTTGTTCTAAAACTTCGCCTTCGACACCAGCTATTTCAGTAGTATCCTCGTGTATAGCGTTTTCCATTTATTCCTCGATTTCTTTTGTTATTAGCATCACCTATTAAAGATGTCTTAAAAGCAGAACCGGGGTATAGTCCCCACTATAATCTGTTTTAATTTTGTACTGAAAGGTCTTGTTCATTGTCTACAATTCTTTTTAAATTATCTACTTGTACTTTATTTTTAAATTTTGTATCGTTCGTAATTTCATGAAGTTTAGTTTTGAACTTCTCAGTTTCGACTCGCTTTCTAGAGTTGACTGACTCACGCTCTGAGGTTTGCAAATCTCCACTAAGTTTCTTAATCTGTTCTTCTAATTGCTTGACGTATGACTGCAATTGAGCCATCTGTCCTTTTCTTTTCAGTACACCTTCTTTGTCAAAGATTTCAGTTTTCTTTAAAACCTCGACATCGTCTACCAGATTCATTTTAAACGCCTCTAGGTACATATTATATTCTGCAACCCTATTTGACGGTAACGTAGAACCGGATATAATCCTCACATCATAATGCCCAATGGTGATATCATTTACTATGGCATTAATTTCTTGTTGTTTATTATCGTACATATTTACTGTAAATTCAGTAATATCATTATTTGGCTGTACAATCCTAAAAGTTTTTTCGTAAGTATAATGGTTTTTAGCTAGGTTATATATACTTTTACCTAACCTATTTAAACTACCTTCAATATCTCTTAATTTAGATTTACCACGAGTTTCTCCCATTTCTGCAAGCATAGCAGTACCACGAACTGTTTCGGGTGCTCCTTCGTTAAAACCTTGCATAAGTTCTGGGATACCAAGACTTAAATCTATATAATGCTCTATCCTACTAATTAAGTTATAAAACTCATTAGACAATGATTGAGGGGCAGGGAAATGAGGTGCTCCAAATTCTGGATTATATGCTATTACTGCGTTGGGGTTTGCCCAATCTTGTTCCAGCTGCCCCAAATCATCCACACTACCTTCTGGAACTAACAACTTAAGTCCAGCAGAGGCTTGTGCGTGGGAGAGAGTGAGAGAGAAAAGTTTGTTTAGTAGTCTTTGAGAATCTTTTATCTTAGATATATCAGACTTAGGATAAGGAGTTCCTGTCCATATATTAGGAACTGGGACTATTGGGTATATGTCTGTATTTAAGATAGTCTCATATAATAATATTTCACCAGCCGTAGCTGTGATTTTAATTCTTGTTTGCTTAACTTCTACAATTTCAATTAAGCCAGCCTCCATAAGAAGAATTACTTGCTCTTGTTGCACAAAGGCTGTATATTTTGCTTGGTCTAGTATAACCTCAGAGCCATCCTGTTTGTTGAATACTCTAAAGAAAGGAACTTTAACTTTAGAGAACCTTTCAAGTATTCTATATTTATTAATCCTATGAAACTCTAGATTATAAGTTGTGTCTGGTGTAAAAGATACTGAGCTATTACGTTTATTAGAAGTAGGGTAATCCTCTTCTTCGTAGTAAGACTCTATATCTTCTAGGTATGGCTCAACCTGTGGGTATAAATTAACCAGCTGGTCTTCTGTTAAGATGGTAGACAAGATAACACCAGATGCGTCATCCATATAACGATTTCTAGAAGCAGGGTCTACATAAACTCTAAATGGGTCTATGTATGTATATTTTACTTCTCCACGCCCAAAGTCTGCTTCTGGGTCTATATAAGCATAAAAGTAACCCATTCCAGCAGTTGCATAATCATGCACGGCTTGTTTAAATTGTGTATCACCATCTGATATATCCCAAACATACTCAAGCAATGTTCTCCAAACATTAGCCATCCTACTGTCTGAGTCTTCTCTACCAACCGCACTATACTTAGGTGCTCTAGAAGTTAGTAGTGATTTTAATTTTTCTATAGAGGCGTATACTCTGTCAATAACAAAGTCGCCTTGGCCAACTGCTCTTAATGCATCAGACTCTTCTTGTGAGTAATGATTACCAAGAAAGAAATCTATAGACTCTCTAGCCTCTGTATCCCAATCAGACCTAGCGTCTCTCCACATTCTCCAAAGTTGTTTATTTACTTCGGAATGTTGACCTTCGTTTTGCTCCAGCTCTCTTATACTAGAAATGGTTACACCTCTTTATTTTATAACTTGCACATAATATACGGAATAATACCTAAATTCGCAAGTATTATTTTATGTTTTTAATCCAGTAATCCAAGATATTACTTTAGTTGCCTTAGTTTTCCTCATCCTTTTTGAATTGTCATCTAAAAACTCAGCAGCTTCAAACTTTTTACTTCTTGGTGGTCTAGCATTATTGATAGCATACCAGAGTCCATCTAGTATATCATCGTGCTTTCCTTTTGGAAATTGAAACATCTCATCTACTAGCTCTACATGTTTACGTTTTATAAACAACTTACCCCTATTTACTATAGGAGCTAGTAATGACTCAAGTCTATCTTCTTTTTTTATACCAGTAGGAGGTCTAACACCTAGTGCAATACCGGGAGCAACCTTTCTATCTTTACCAGACATCTGGTTAACAGCATCTTTGATAATCCCCTGTGCTCCAACCATCTCTACATTAACACGCTTTACAGGAGAAAACTCTTTTGCGTAGTTAAATATTTCTAAAGGCATATCGTACAATGGAATATGCTCTCTAAAGTAATCTAATACATAAAAGTTTCTATCGCTATCAACACCTATTACCATTATAATCTGATAGTCGTTATGACTATTAGCTTCATACGCTAAATCAACACCTAGATAAACATTAATAGGAATAGCATCATCTTTATCTACTAGGTAAGCGTAGTTGTCTTTACTATGAAACTCATGGTTATAATATTCTAGTTTATCTGTTTTAAACTTAGCGTTAGCTAAATCCCTAGCTTCGTTTAAGTATTCTTGTGCAAACTTATGTATTAAACCTACGTCTTCAAATCTTCTTCTTATATCTAAAAGTTTTTCTTTTGTAAAGTAACTAGGCCATAGAATATCTCCATCTACACTCATAGCTTTTTTATACATTACATTCCAAGCATATTTTCTTTTATCTCTCTTGGCTTCTGTATAGCCATCATAAATACCTTGTAGAAAAGAATCAAAGTGAACTATAGTGCCTATTAACCATACAGAGCCTTCGTTTCCTGCTGAGTTTTCTAGAGCTGGTTCTACTGTAGACATAACCCATTCTTTAATCTCTCTTCTTCTGTCTGGAGTTTTTGTATTTAACTCAGACTCAAAGTCATCAAGTATAATCTTTGTATATCTTAAACCAAGCTGTGACCTACCACGAAGTCTTTGCGATGTACCTTTTGCAATTATCCTATCGCCTTTTGATGTAGTGAACTCTTTCTCTGTCCACTTAGAACCCTGTAAGTCTCCAAAGTAATAATTAAGAGCAGGATTCATCTCTATGTGGTTTTGTATATATTTAATATGGTCTATTGCCTGTGATTGCTCCTCAGCAACCCAAGCTATAAACTCCTT